AGGAAGGAAAGGACAAACATTGGATCTTGTGTACTAGTATCACCTATAGTTGTCTCTGTTCCAAAGTGAAATAAATGTCTATCTCTATCTGATACTAATGTAAATCTAGTGGCTGTAGGATTATTGGTAGTTGCAAAATTACTTGTAGATAGTGAGGCTCTAATAGTTCTGGCGTTTGATGCGCCTGCATTCCATGTAAAAGTTTTACCATCAAATATAGTTGCAACTAATACTTGACCAAAATTATCAAGACTCCAGTTTCCTGGATCCAGTACCACAGAACTTGTAGATCGCTCCGTGCCCCAAGTTTCAACGTTCCAAGTAGATGTACCCCAACCATAACCTGTAGTTTGTGTTGTTGGTCCAACTATAACATAAGGATTAACAGTGACAGCACCTGCCGCTGTCATACCAGACCCTGATTCAACTGTTGCTGCTTGAACCGTAAACTTATCTACGTCAGGCACAGTTAAAACTTCGTATACTTTTTGTAAGTCTGCAGCCGTATAACCACTAGCTCCTGTTACAGTTACGCCAGATAAGGTTACATATCTTCCAACTAATAATCCATGTGATCCTTTATTAATAGTTATAGTGCTAGATCCATTAACAGTTGTTAATGTTCCTCCAGTGATTGCTGTATCTAAAGGAGTAATGTCGTAAAAGTCATTACCATAATATAGAAATAAACCTTGTGATGTTCCAATAGCTGAATATTTTTCACCTGCAAAACTAGAGAATGCAACTTGTGCTCTACCAGCCCCAGGTAAAGATTTACCAGCAGCTGTTAATTGTAACCAACCACCTATTTTTTCAGGCAAACCATATCTAAATCTAACAAAATCACCATCTGTCCATTGGCCTTCGGCCCCTGATTCTGTGTCTTGTTTATTAAAGCCCGGCTTGAAATTTAATTTTTGTAGCATATAGTAGGTTATATAACACTTATTTAAAATATGAAAGACAGATTATAATGGAAAAAACAGTAAATATCACCAACTTTATTGGTGTATACGATAACTACATTACTGCCGAAGAATGTAAAAAAGTTATAAAATTTTACGAAGATCAACATAAATTTAATCAAACAATAAATAGAATTAATTTTGAAGAAGCTCCTATAACTGAAAAACAAGATCAACAATTTTTTGCCACTTCAGGTAATTTAGACATATGGTATCATGAATTAAAATCATTACTTATTAATTTTGACATTGCTTGGAAACATTATGAAAAAAATGTAGGAGCCGTGAAATCTTATGGACAAGATTATTTTCGTTATACACAAATGAAAATTCAAAAAACTTTACCTACAGAGGGTTATCACATATGGCATCTAGAACATCAAAAAGGTTTTGATAATGAACCTCGTGCTTTTGTTTATTCAGTATATTTAAATGATGTTGAAGAAGGTGGTGAAACAGAATTCTTACATTTCTCTAAAAGAGTTAAACCTAAAACAGGTAGAATAGTTATTTGGCCTGCAGGTTTTCCTTATGTTCATAGAGGAAATCCACCACTATCAGGGGAGAAATATATCTTAACTTCTTGGATGATGTTAAGATAGTTAAGTGAAATTAATATACGAAATACCTAATAAACTTTACTATATTCAAAATTTTTTAGATTATCCTACTTATAAAAAACTACACTACGATGTCTTCAGAAGTAATTTAATATCGGTAGAGTCAACAAAAACTTGGAACAAAAATTTAAAATACGGATATAAAAACTCTGTTGAAAGAGGTATTAATTTAGATATTAATTATATACCTTTTCAAAAAATAAAAATATTATTAGAAAATAATCCATTTCATAAAATAAAAATTAATAAATATGAACCATTAATATATTCTATGAAAAATAATTCTGGCATTAATTGGCATAGTGATTATGGACATATTTATGGTGTAACATATTATATTAACAGAAGATGGAATTCAAAGTTTGGTGGTGAATTTTTATTTAAAAATGAAAAAGCTAACGGTTTTATACCTTTAGTAGGTAATTCATTAGTTATTATAAAAGCTCCATTAGAGCATAAAGTAACGCCTGTAATGAAACCTTTAGTTCCAAGAAAAACAATTCAAATGTTTGTAAAAGATTATGAAGAATAAGAAGTTGGTCTTGCACCTAATCTAGCAATTTTATCAGACTCAGTTTCATCTGCAACATTATCGTTATCCCAATCAGATTGTAATTGAACTAAGTGAGCTGAATCCCATCTAGTAGTAAAGTCTGAAAAATCACCTAAGTTAGCATCTTCCCAAGTAGAGTGCGGAGTTTCATCTCGGTATTCTACAGTGTCACTTGGATTAGATGTTCCATATTGAATAGCCCAAATATTATTCCATTTAGCTAATCCCCAAAAATCGTTATCTACAATATCGTATGCAGTTCCAGCTGCATCACCACTTTGTTTAATAATTTTTTTATCTTCGAATACTACTGTCCATTGTGCGTTTGTTGCCATAATTTCTCCTACGTTTTAATAATATAAACCACTGTTAAAAAAGGTTGAACAACTGAAGTTGCATCACCTGAAAATGTTGCACTCATATTGTGTTGGTGACCTGTACCAGAACCCGCACCACCTGTGCTAACAGGGTTATAGTTAAATTGAACATAGTAAGGATCATCAACTGATTGACCTACTGTTTGACCACCGCCAGGGTGACTGTGAGAAGCAAGTTGTGCAGTTGATAAAGTCGCGTTAGCTGTAGAACCACCAACGTTTCCAGTTGAGGCTACAGTATTTGCTCCACCAGTTGAAGCTAAAGCTTGTGTTCCAGATTTACTTACAGCTACTTTTTCTTGTAAATCAGGCACAAGAAAAGTTGATGAACCATCACCAGCTCCGTAAGTTGTACCTACGATTGCAAATAAAGCAGAGTATGTGGATCTTGAAACTGCTTGACCATTACACTCTAAAAAACCAGTTGGTATAGATGATGCAGACCACGGTACAATAGTAGCTGTTGGAATTCCTTCGATACCTGTAAGGTTTGCTCCTGAAAAATCGTATTTTGTTGCTTCGTAATTTGCCATATTATTTCTCCGTGTAAGTCCATCCTGTTGTAGCGTCACCTGAATAAACTAATCCAAATGCTGCACCTTGTGTGTTAACCACTAGATCCGCCGCTGCATTAGCTATATTAGAAGAGTTTCTTCCAACAGTCAATGCGTTAGAGTTAAAATCATAACCTTGATCTACAAAATTTACTTGATCTCCTGTAGCTGGTGATGCTGGTAAAGTTATTGTAACTGCTCCACCATTTGTATTTACTAAAAGTTGAGCACCCGCTTGAACTGTTTCAGCTGCTGAAACTGTTCTCCAGTTTCTTTGCTCATGAAGTTTTACTACATTAGTTCCATCAGAATATAATACGTAATTATTTCCTTCAGCTAAAAGAACACCTGTACCTGACGATGTTTTAAAAGTTAAAGTGTAACCTGCATGGTCACATGCATTTTGTACGTTATAAACTTTTTCAATTGAATCTGGAATGCTAACAGTTCTGTTAGCAGCTAGTGTTCCTGTTAATTTAATAACATCATTTTTACCATTCGATAAAGCACCGTTTGTAAAAGTTAAAGATCTATTAGCGTTAGTTAAATTAAAAGTTGTAAAACCACCGATAGCTTGTTCTAAAATAAGTAAGTTTGTATTTGTAATTTGACCCCAAGTTCCCGAGTTTTCACCGGTTGCTTGTACTGTAAGTTTTAAGTTAGCAGATGTAGAATTCGCCATTTTTTAATTCCTTATACGTTCATTTTATTAAAAATAAGAGTTTCTGTCAAACTCATTATGCAGCAACCTCCTGCCATCCTGGAGGATCTATAGGTGCTGAACCTGTATTAACTTCGTTCCAGATTAGAGCATTACCACTTCCTTGGTTCATAGTCAAGCTTAAACCAGTTAATTGAATATCAATGTGAATTGCAACACTTACACCAGCTAATTGATTATTTAAAGGAAAACCTGTTACATCAATTTCTTGGCCAGGAACACCTACGGCCGTTCCTAATCCTGCAGTCATTGCAATACCTGTAGGACTTGCACCTGCTCCAGCTTGACCAACAAGTGTACCTAAATTTGCAGTTATTAAATTTCCAGTGATAGAAGCATCAGGGGCTGGATCTACAATTCCAAGAGTTGCTTGAGCTATGTTTAGAGTATTAAGTTCAACTACAAGCTCTCCTTTCATGCTCACAGTTCCTACTGCAGCAGTCATTGCAATACCTGTTACATCAACATTTGCAAATTGACCTTCAACACCCCAACCATTTTCACTCCATTCTTGTCTACCCCAACCTGTTTGATTATATGCTTGAACACTTCCAAGACCCATGGACATTGCAATACCTGTGGCCATTGCATCAGGACCAGCATCGGCTGTTCCTAAAGCTGAAGTCATTCCAAAACCTACTGGAAATACTTTTCCAACAATATCTATAGTTACAGAATTAAGAGCAGTTGTAATGAGTTGATTATTATTTGTAGATGGACCAGTGGATACATCAATTAATGCTACAGCATTTCCTAAAGTAGCTGTAACGGCATCACCTGTTGCAATAAACGTGCCTGCAATACCCCAAGCTTGTTCATTCCAACCAAGTCTACCCCAACCAAGATTAATTTCACCAACAGTTGTTTCGTCACCTAAAGATGCAGTAAGGGCAATACCCGTAACTGTAAAAGTTGGGTCTGCTAAATCGTTCCATTGGTTTTGACCCCAAAAACCGGTTGACCAAGTTCCTGATCCACTCATAGGAGTTTACCCCCTACGATTAACCAGAGATCCTTAGAATCGCTGCTGTTGAAGTTTGAGCTGGAAACTGAATTGTAAAAACTCCAGATGTAGCTGTTTTATCTGCTCCAAAATCTAAAACTGCCACCGCTGCATTTGAGAACGATGTGTTATAGATTAAAGCACCTCTAGCAGTAATAGTAACGTTCGTAAACGATCTGTCTGCGAAGTCTACTCTTGCCACACCAGCTGTAATTGAAGTTGCTAAGTTAACTAACTTTCCACCACCTGAAGTGTATTGTCCAGAATTTGGAACCTCTTGTCCAGTTGTAAAAGAAGTTGTTGCTGAGTTTAGAGTTGCTGAAGAAGTATAAAGAGCTATTTTAAAAATATCACCAGAAGGTGCTGCAGTAAAATCCATATCACCATCTAATAATTGTTTTTTAAAAGAGTTTGCAATTGCTTGTGTTATAGCCATGTTTATTTTCTCCTATTTTCCTATACGAGGAACACCACTTTGATATTCGTCT